GCATATTCTCTAGTTAAATATACGTTTCGATTATTACCACGCATCTTAACATAATCACATAATACAGCCATACCCGCACTCCAACTTCTCCTATGCCCACCTGCGTTAATGTAATCCCTAAGAATTGTAAATGCTTCTATTTTTAATTGCTTGCTTATATCTCTATATCCTGTGGTAGCAAAATATCCAACATCTACTCCATCATCAGCAATTTGTGCTCTCCAAGATGCAATATGCAGGTCTGCCAATACCTGAACACCACAGCAAGAGCCAGCTTTACTGTAGTCATATCCAATATAATGCTTACTTGTATTACCATCTTCGTGTACAAATGAGAACTCTACTTTATCGTGCATAACTACACTCCTGTGACTGCAATGTGTGAATCATACTCGCCTGTCTTTGCGCAGTCTTGACAAATAGGGCGATTCATATCAGTCCAAGCAAGTGTATAATCATCTATTGAATTGATTGGACAGGAACAAACTTCGCAACCATCTTCTGTTGCCTTTCTAAATACGTCGTAACCAACATATTTACCATTAATTAGATACTTTTGACCCATTTCATTATAAGGATAATCGTCCCACATAATATCTTCATCATATTCATCATAAAGGTCGTCGATAATTTCTAATATGCTATTTGCATCTAACATTAAAGTGTATTTATCAGTATATTTAGTTGATTTTTTATCCTTTGCCAAGGATATTAATTTACCTACACACTCATCTCCCGCCTCCATAACCACCTTATCTTTTGGAAAATTATGAACCTTAACCTCGTATCTTGGAAAGTGAGTCCGCGTACCAATTATGCAACCACGATTATTATTTGAGTATGGTTCAAAAGATTCATAAGTAAATTCTATTTCATCATACTTACACATTCCAATACATTTAAATGGATTGTTATCCTCCTCATCAGGAAATAAATCATCTACCCTAGTCGTACTACGTACGTGGGCAGGTCTAGAATATGGAGTATAGCTCGCATAATCATTGTCATAATATTTACTGTAATTATTGTAATAACGTGCATACGTGGTCGCAATCTTTTGTCCATCATATATTTTTTTAGTTTCAAACTCTTGATTTTCATTAAACGATAATAGTGTTCCCACGTTCAATGAAAATATCTTAGATAATTCTACCTCATTTCTTTTTGCTACAAAATATAATGCTTCCGCCTCTGATGCAAATAATATAATGTCCTCATTTTTCACTATGCCAAAATGTAGAGGGCGTTCAGTATTGCGGATAAAATGTAACTTACGCTGTGTAGTGTCATACCACACAATAGCAAACGCTCCCTCTACTTTTTGGATAAAATCTTCAATAGAATTTTTACTTAAAGCAATAGCCAATGATTCAGAATCAACCTCACAATCTGTACCTTTCTTGTCTCCAAGCACACATATTTCATGTTTATTACCAACACTTCCATTATGTACTAGGATTATATTTTCATTGACAAATGGGTGTGCATTTTCATCATTAATTTCCCCATTGGTAGCATATCTAGTATGTCCAATAACATACTTATAGTCATTAAATTCTTTCATCATATCTGAAAAAACGTCCGACTCAATAAATTCGCCCGCACAAACAGCACGTTTAATTACTCGCACAGGCTTTTGATTATTTGTTGGAACAGTAAACAAACCAGTAGAATGTTTACCACGTAAAGACGTAGCTACTAGTAAGTCCTTAAATAATTTCTTTTCAGTTAATCCAAATTTGAAATTACTGAGATTAATCACTCCTGTTATACCACACATATTCTACTCCTCGTCATAATATTCTTCTTCATCATAGTCACGTTCTTCTTCGTAATCTTCTAATTCTTCTTCTTGATACTGTTGTATCTTATTCATTTTTTCATTGTACATAAATATATTTATCCAATTTTTTAAACCTGCACTCTTAATTTTCTTTTCTAGCCTAGATATATGCTTATCTAATGGGTGTGGAATTTCATAGTATTCTAAAAGTTCAGATATTATTTCACTCGTTATGTTTTCTGTATCTAAATCTAAACCACCCTCAAATACAGAATTATGCTTGAAGTAGTCTAAACTACTTTCTTGCATATTATTGTATAGTATAATATCTTGGGCTAGCCTTAATCCCTCAACTATATCTGTTTCGCAGTCGTCGTAGTCGAGTACCCTATGATAGTTCTCAAAAACTTTTTCCAAATAATTTGTTACACCATATCTAGATATTTCCCTATGTAAATTGTGTGTATTGTTATTGATACAATTTTTCTTCAGGCACATAATTATATTAATCCACTCTTTAACTCGCATCATGTCATATGTGCCACCATGTAATCTAAATTCTAGACTACCATACTTAGACGTAGCATTTAAATTTAATGAACTATACTTTGGAAAAGAAGAAACGTGTTTTTTAAAGTCCAAGTCTTTTTCTACTGATGTCAATATGTCAGATAGAGTTCGTTTAAAATCGTCAGACTTAGCAAATGGCAGACAGTATAAATTTTCTTTCCTGCCCACACCGCAATAATGAAATAATACATTTTCAAATATAGCATAATCAAGTAATAATCTAGCATACTCATTCTTATTTAAGTCAGTAACATCTAAATGTACATGTACACTACACCTATCTGAAGGAATATCGCTTAAGTTTTCTTTCTCGATATTAAGGTATTCATTTAATTCATCTAGAGCCACACTCAAATCCTTACCAAATAATTTTTTAGTAACAAATTCTACTCCAGAATTACGTAAACTGCCGTCACTCTTTACATTCCAATACCCAGTACCAAATAATACTCCCCCATTTTCAGAATCTACACTAAAGTATCCATGATTAATGCCTCTACGTACTCCGTTGTGTGCAAAACCAGAAGCTTCGTTCATATTTTCTAGTTCAACTTCCACACCAATAATACATCTTGGCAATACAAAATCTATAGACTCTTGATATGAGAATACGTTTTTATTCTTGTCAAATATAGAACCAATATTATCTTTGGACATTTAACATTCCCCCGACTCTTATATTTTGTAATTGTATTAAATCAATTAAATCATTATTACCATTAAACAAGTCAACAGTAGGGTACATTGAGTCCTCTCTCATTTTACCCACCAATACTTCTTTATATCCTAAAAATAAACCTGCTGTATTCCAAGATGTACTTATGTACAAATCTTTAGATATAGCACCCGCGTATCTATCTCCTGACGTAATTCTATTTATAGCACCACTAGCTGTAAAATAACTTGGAAAAAATATATCTTTTATAAATAATGGCTGACTCAAATCCTCATAGTTTAATGTTGGTAAGTCAAATATTTCACATGTTTCCATGTTCAAATGGATTATATTTATCACTGTAGGGTTAAAAGACTGTCTGTATTGTTGCGTGGCGTGTCTAGATAGCCTAACCACACCTTTCTTAGCATTCAATAATGCTAATTTTGGAAATCTAAAATCAATTTCAATATCTCCTACATACCATTTAGTAGGCAACCATTCATTATCGTCAGTAATAACTGAACCAGAAATATATTCTAAATCTTCATCAATATCGTCAATATAAAATAATTTCTGTACGTCATTATTTAATTTAGCTAGAACAGTACAAGTTCTATATCGTTGTCTAAAATCTCGTCTGCTTTCTCTTATATGCATTTACACACTCCCGCAAATAATTTTTTAGTAGTCTAGACTACTAAAATGTAGTTAATTTAATTTAGGAATTTCTATACCATAATTTTCACATAAATCCCAAGCATCATCAACAAGACCAGAATTAATAATAGTTTGAAAAGAATTTTCTCCTGTATCTGCTATCCACCGCTCATGTCTAGGTTGATTATTATGTGATAAATTATATACCACATCACTTGCCACGAGCTTTATTTGATTAAATATCCACATTTTTATGTTATCACTACTTAACCATACATTACTGGGCGTTCTGTACTCAATTCCATATTCTTTATGTCTGAATGAACCCGCCTTACCATAAAATGCTTTTCTTTGTGATGTTCCCTCTAATATTGTTAATGGCAATCCAACATACATGTCACAGCCTTTAACTAAACTACTTCTAGCCATAGGGTGAAAATTTGGATTAGTTAACCCAATGTGTATATGACCGCCTGCCGTACGTACATTATTTTTATTTAATGAAGAAGTATCAACAACATTTTCTTTTGATGAATAAATGTTGTAATCAGGCATACAGCCAAACATTTTAGCCTGTTTAGATTTTAAAAATTCAGGCTCAAACTTTTGATAATCCATTATTTTATAGTGTAGTCCGTGCATTGATGTGATAGTACTCAATGATTCCATAACCTCATTAGTCCTACTTACAAACTGCGTGGGAGTAGTGCAAGGCTCAATATTAAGTTCAGCCATAACATTATCCTCTTGAACCGCCCCACCATTAACTTCTCTAGGACATTCTTTACTGCCACCAATTAAACCTACACCAGACACAGCGTTATCATTTTCATCATATAAAAATAATTCAGCATCATGTCCAACAGTCACTATTTGTTTTGGCATAATTTATATCTCCCAATCAAATGTAAAATCAGATTTTAATACAAGTTTACCACCATTAAAAATAATGTGTGCAGTAGAATCATCTACTTTTTTAACTTTAACTTTGCACTCAGTAATTTTAGTTTTAGATAGGTTAAGGAATAAAAATAAATCATCGAGTGTATAAAAATCATCATCAATTTTAAGATTTAATTCCTTGTTTAATTCATTATCTTGTTTAAGTTCCATGACCGCAGGGCAGTCAATGGTAACTTCTCCTAACGCATCAGATTCGTCAATTACTTTGGCGAAATCTTTTTTCTTACTACCAAACATTTTCATTAATGACACAACAATACTCCCTAGTAGTCTAAACTACTTATAATGATATTTATCTGTAATATTTATTTCTTCTGTACAAGAAGAAGATTTTGGAAATTTTAATTCGTACATATTTATTAGTATAACTGTATTGGTTAGCATTAATAATGCAAATGCCAATGTAGCTAGTAATATTTCAAATTTATCCATAGGATTATCCCCTATAATTATTTATCGGTTATTAATTTAGGCAAGTCTATAAAAGCCGTGTACTAGGTTACGGCTCAGGTTAGGCATACCTTTATATTTATAAGTACGCCTAACGTGTTGTTCTTTAACACAATTTCTTAATCTGTTTTTAATTTGATGTGAAATTATTTGGTTAGATTTCATTTAGCCTACCGCCTCGTTTAATGTGGTTAGTTAGTAGTGATAGTTCTTTTGGGGATATAGAATATCCGAGTTCTTTAGTAGATAAAAGTACACATTGTGTAGCTGATAAATTTTCCGTAGATTTATAATATCTATCTGCACCTAACTTTATCATGTCAGCTAAAAATTCTTTATCTTGTTGTGATAATGTTTTCACTATAATTTCCCCTTGAGTAGTCTAAACTACTCTAACATATTTTTTCGTATATTTTAGTTAAAAAGATTTCTTCATTAAATCTAGGGTTTTGTGCTTTTAGTTCAGCAATAAGATTCTGCTCAAACTCGCCTATGGTATCGACTAAATAAGCGTGGTCGTTATTCTCATCAACAGTAACACCAACAGTAGCATTGATATGTTGATACATTTTGCTAATAAGTTCAGCTAAAATAATATAATCTTTTTTAGACATGGACATAATAATTTCCTCACGTTAGAGTAGTCTAAACTACTCGTTAAAAAAAATTTAAAATTTCACACTATATTGTAACATAGTGGGTTGTGTAGTCAACCATAACAATCAAGTTTTTTTCTCAATAAAATCAATAAACCCTTGCTTGCTATAATTGGATTTCTGTGTGGTCTGATAGTACTCAGATAATACTTCGCATAATCGTGGAGTATGTTCTTTTGCATCTGTCGCAGATATACCATATTCTACAAGTAATTTCTCAACAGCATCTATTTTATCCTGATTTATTTTCATTTAATATCCCCCTATGTAACTTAAAATGAATAATAGCATATATTGCATTAATGTCAATAATAATCGCCAATAATTTTTATGATAGTAGTAGTCTAGACTACTCATCACTTTTTCGTGGGCAAAAAAAATCCCCACCATTTCTGGTGGGGTTGCACTATGGGGTTGTGCTAATGGAAGTTTCATTATCCGTTGACTACTTTTTGAGCTACTTCAACCTGTTCCGCGTTTTGCTCGGTCTTGATGTGAGCTTGCCATTTGGTAGCAAGTTTCAGCAAATCGTTGTTCATTTGCTTTTCTAACTGACTACCTGAAAATGCCTTGCCCTCTTGCTTAGCTATGTCTTTCATCAAGTCAGCTAAAACATCAAGGTTAGAGGGAATATGAATTAAAACCCCTGTTTTTTCGTCTGTCTTTTCGGCTAAAATATTTTCTTCTCTCATTTCTTTAGTAGAAAGGTTTAAATCAACACCATTCGACAAACTACGTTTCACTTTGCTTTTGGTATCTATCCAAGCGCGACAAACTACTTTGTCACTACCCTCTACTGTTTTACAAACTGCTAAAAATTCGGCAACAGTTACAGATATATCTTGATTTCTGTTGTCATAGTTAACACGTGTGTTGTCATTGTCATAGGTGTCACGTGCTTGCTGACCGATTGCCTTGACAAAATCAAAGACACATTTTTTAGCGTTCGCGGTCTTTTCAGATTCGTTCGCTTTGTTTGATTCACTTTCAGCTACATCATCTAACATTTTACGAGCCGAACGTAAATCCGTTATTACAAAACCGCCAAAAGTGCCTTTTGGCATTGTCATTTTTGCTTGATAATCTTCACTTTTAATACTCACTTTACACTCCTATGCGCATTTTTGCGCGTTTCGTTAATGAGTAGGTATCATCTCAAAATTCAACCTACTCGTCAACACCTAGATATGATTTAATCTAAATTATTTTTAGATGCTGACGAGTAGTCTAAACTACTCGCACTATTGCTCGCTTGGCGTTCTGTTGCCATGCTTGCCGTTCACATTCTGCGACCGCATCAATGCAACGATTAAAGAAAAGCGTCTTTTCTATTTCATCTTTGAAATTTACAAGACTACCTGCGAATACGTCAACCGCATAGCGTCGTGCATTTGTATTGTCGAAAAATATATTCATTTCAGTACACTCCCATTTTTAAAAGTTATCGAGTAGTCTAAACTACTCGCATGAATTTGTGCGTGAACACAATTTAAAAACCATTATCGCATAGTGGCATTTTATAACAAACATAGAAATCAAGTTTATTATTTCTTTAACATGCAATTCAATTTCAACAGTAGCCACTAACGGCAACACAATATATATTATTATTATATTATTATATTATATTATTATTATATTATATTATTATATTATTAATATATCCCCGCTTATATATTATTAATATATTATTA